TGATGCCATGATTAATTGGGAGGGTGAGCAGATTGTTGGAGAAATTAAGACTATGCTCAATGAAGGTTTTGAGTATCGTAAAAAAACATTAAAGCCAAAAACTGGTCACTTAATTCAGTTGCTTATTTATATGAAGATTCTTAAAAAATCAAAGGGTGTATTGATTTATGAAAATAAGAATAATCATGAGTTGCTAGTTATTCCAGTAGAAGTAACAGATAATTATCGTCAATGGATTGACCAAACATTTCAATGGATGAGAGATGTTCGTAAAGCATGGACAGATAAAACACTACCCACAAAAAACTACAGATCAAATTCAAAAATCTGTAAGACATGTCCAATTCAAAAAGCATGTGAAGATGCTGGCACAGGGGTAGTAAAACTTAAATCCCTGGAGGGGCTCAGTGAAGTTATGTAGTGTATGCGATACATCATTTAAACCTAAAGTAACTTATCAAATTTACTGTAACAAGGTTTGTAGAGATATTGCAACTAAAGAAAAAATTGTAGAAAGATATAATGTCACCAAAAGACAAAAGCGAAAAGGCAAAAAACGCTTATGTCTTGGTGGTTGTTCACAAGAACTTTCTATCTATAATGACTCTGGATTTTGTTCAAACTGCAATGTTAGTGAAAAAGCAGTTGCAAAAATGTTAAAAGAATTGAAAGGTTATATTGAGTATGAGCAAGACTAAATGGGGAGCAGACGCACAGCCAAAAACTATTTGTGCTATTGATGCTAGTACTAATAGTCTTGCCTTTGCTTTGTTTGTTGGTAATCAACTTGAAAGTATTGGAAAGATTTCTTTTGAAGGAAATAATATTTATGAAAAAGTTATGGATGCTGGCAAAAAAGTAAAAGCCTTTTTTGATATTTATGGTGGTTTTGAAGCGATAGTTATTGAACATACAGTATTTATGAATAGCCCTAAGACTGCTGCTGACCTTGCATTAGTTCAAGGTGCAATTCTTGGATCAGCAGGACAATCTGGAACTAAAATAATTGGTAGAGTTTCTCCAATTACTTGGCAAATTTTTATGGGTAATGGAAAAATATCTAAAGAAGAACAGTTACTGATACGATCTCAAAACCCTGGAAAGTCTGATTCATACTACAAGGCTCACGAAAGAATGCTTCGTAAAGAAAGAACAATTAAGTTTATTAATATTAATTATGATAGAACAATTACAGACAATGATGTTGCAGATGCTTGTGGAATTGGTCACTGGGCTGTAAAAAATTGGGATAAGGCGATAGGAGAAAGCAAGTAATGCCAGAGTTAAATGCAAACATACCACCAATTGAATGCTATGTTCGTGGTAATTTTTTAAGAGATCAAGAAGATAGTCACGATCAATATTTTCCATGCGTTATTTTTGGAGTATCAAGTATTAAAGCAAGAAGTCCACTGTTTCATTTTATGATGGAAGATGGTGGTATTTGGTGGAGAATGCCTATTAATGCATTTTGCACAAAGCCTGGAGTTCCAGAGGAGCCAATTCACAATCTAGTTTTATGGAATTCTTTTAGCCCACATGTTTCAGTTACAAAGTTTCAAGCATTAAGTAATATGAGAATGTCTTACATTGATAGAAACAAAACAAATGTTCCTGGAACATATCTGTTTACACTTGACTGGCATAGTCCAGAAACAAATATTTTAGATGACGGATACTCTGAAAATCCAGGTCAGCATAAGTGTGGCCATGTTATTCAAAGAGATGATGGAAATTTTGCGGTACAGCCAAACAATAGAGTAAGAATAAAAGAGCCATCCTTTGTAACAAAGAAAGATCTAGTAATACAAAGACTTATAAATACAAATAAGTGGGATGTTGAAAGTTACGATAAGTGGATTCTTGAGGACTCAAACGCTTACAATTATGATGTTTTAGACTCTGAGGTTGACAAATAATCTCATGGCTGCTAAACTATATACATCGGAAGTCTATATGCGTAAGAGGTACCTTATGGATAAAAAGACTCCAGAGGAGATTGCAAAGGAGTGCGGAGCCAGTGTTGAGACTATCTACGTATACCTTGCTAAATTTGGATTAAGGAAATCAAAAAGATGAAAAAGATTAAATATCTTATGTTTATATTATCGTTAGTAACTGCAGTAGGATTTGTAACTGCAATATCTGCACTTAAAAATATTCCAGAATCTTTTGACTGGAACCTAGAGGAAGATGAAGATGAGAATTATTAAACATTTTATAGATGTTGCAAAAGCCCTTACACAAAGACTATTCTGTAAACATACAGAGTCTTCAATATCATCTTGCCCATTTACTGGTAGAACATATACAAACTGTTTGAAGTGTTTTAAAAGATTAAAGGTTGAGGTAACTCCGTGAGTGACAATCTTCACATTACTGTTGATCAGGTAAACCACCCTGTTCATTACACATCAGATCCTTCTGGGGTTGAATGTATTCAAATTACTAGACATAGAAACTTTAATATTGGTAATGCATTCAAGTATTTGTGGAGAGCAGGACTTAAAGATGAAGCAAAAACTATTCAAGATTTAGAAAAAGCCATCTTCTATATTAAAGATGAAATAAATAGATTAGAGGGAAAGTATGTCAAGTGAGGCAGAACTTATTCAGCATCTTGATGAAGTTAATCAAGTAGTTACTGAATACCTTAAGGGTAATGATCCAACAGTTATATCTAAAGAACTAGACATACCAAGAACTCGTGTTGTATCTTTGATTAACGAGTGGAAGGTTATGGCATCTGCTAATGATGCAATCCGTGCTCGTGCTAAAGAAGCACTAGTAGGCGCAGATACACACTATACAAAGTTAATTACAAAGGCTTATGAAGTTATTGATGAAGCAAGTCTATCAACAAACCTTACAGCAAAGACTGCTGGTATTAAATTAGTTTTAGATATTGAGTCAAGAAGAATTGACATGCTACAAAAAGCAGGGCTTCTTGAGAACAAAGAACTTGCAGAAGAGATGATTGAAATTGAAAGACGACAAGAAGTTCTTGTTGGAATCCTACGAGATATTGCTTCAGAGCATCCAGAGGTCCGTGATATTATTATGAAGAGGCTTTCTGCTATTGCAAAAGAAGGAGAAGTGATTACTGTTGTCCACGATGTTCAATGATTTTCTTGAAGTATTAAAAGAGAATCACTTTGTTGAAACTCCAGTTGACGTAAAGACATTTGTCCAGTCACCTGACTATCTTGGTCAACCACTTTTATCTGATATTCAATACGAAATTGTTGAAGCAATGAGCCAGATCTATCGTAAAGAAGATTTGATAGAGATTATGGGCGATGTTGAAGGAACCAAGCACTTTAGTAAGTATACAAAGAATGAATTAATTCTCCAACTTGGCAAGGGTAGTGGTAAAGATTTTATTTCAACAGTAGCGTGTGCCTATGTAGTATATAAACTACTATGCCTTAAAGACCCAGCAATTTACTATGGCAAGCCTGCAGGAGATGCAATTGATATTATTAACGTTGCTGTTAACGCTCAACAGGCTAAGAATGTTTTTTTTAAAGGATTTAAAACAAAGATTGAAAAGTCCCCTTGGTTTGCTGGCAAATACAATGCAAAGGCTGATTCAATTGAGTTTGATAAAGCAATTACTGTTTATTCTGGACACTCAGAAAGAGAATCACATGAAGGTTTAAACTTACTAATGGCAGTCCTTGATGAGATTTCTGGTTTTGCAAGTGAGGTTGTATCTGGAAATGAACAGGGAAAGACTGCTGATAATATCTATAAGGCTTTTCGTGGAACAGTAGACTCTCGTTTTCCAGACCTTGGAAAGGTAGTTTTGCTTTCTTTCCCAAGATATCAAGGTGACTTTATTTCTCAACGATATGAATCTGTTATTGCTGACAAAGAAACCATTGAACGCAGACATACCTTTATTATGAATGAAGATTTGCCACATGATGATCCTGGAAATCAGTTTGAAATTTCGTGGGATGAAGACAACATTCTTCAATACAAAATTCCAAGGGTATATGCATTTAAAAGACCTACATGGGAAGTAAACCCTACTCGTAAGATAGAAGACTTTAAACTAGCATTCTATACTGACCTTGGTGATGCCATGATGCGTTTTGCATGTATGCCAACATACTCATCTGATGCTTTCTTTAAGCAGATTGATAAGGTTGAGAAGTGTATGAACACTAGAAACCCACTTGATTCATTTAGAAGGTTTGATGAAACCTTTGTACCAGATCCAGATAAAACATATTATATTCATGCTGACCTTGCACAAAAGCACGATAAGTGTGCGGTAGCAATTGCTCACGTAGACAAGTGGGTAAATATTCAGGTAATTAAAGATTATGAACAAGTAGCCCCAATTGTAGTAGTGGATGCAGTTGCCTGGTGGGAGCCAAGAGCAGAAGGCCCTGTTAATCTATCTGAAGTTAAGCAGTGGATCATGAACCTACGCAGACAAGGTTTTAATATTGGCATGGTTTCATTTGACCGTTGGCAATCATTTGATATTCAAAATGAGTTGCAGGCAGTTGGAATTAGGACTGAGACAGTATCTGTTGCTAAGAAGCACTACGAAGATCTGGCTATGATGATTTACGAAGAGCGTGTTTCTATTCCAAGAATACCTATCCTATTAGAAGAGATGTCAGAACTTAAAATTATGAAGGGTAATCGTGTAGACCACCCCCGCAAGAAATCTAAGGACTTGGCTGATGCTGTAACTGGAGCGGTATTTGGAGCAATATCACACACACCAAAGAATAATAATACTGAGATAGATGTCCATACTTGGTCTTCTTCTGCACGATTTGCAGAGAAAGACAAGGGTATGGTAGAATTAGATAATCGGAAAATGCCTGACGATGTTAGGGATTTTTTAGATGGTTTTAATTTAATTTAACTTTCTGGTCATAAGATCAGATAAAACTAACAAGGAGAAAGAATGAATTCATTTAAGAAGATCGCCCTTGCCGTGGCTGCAGCCATGACGTTGGGAACTGTTGCAGCAGCACCTGCAAATGCCACTGTAATGACAGTAGCAGTAACGCTAAACGCTGCACCAAACACAACAAACGGTGTAATTTCTACACCTGCTGGGTTGCCAGTGCCAGAAGATAATAAGATTGATGCAACAGACGCACTAAAGTTTGTAGCAACAGTCGCAACAGGAACATCGGTTACTGCAGTGGCAACAAATGCAACAATTGTATCTGCACTACATGATCCAGCAGCACCAGTAGGAGCATCGTCAGGATCATCATCTTTGACAGTTGCAACAGGTACTGGAGACAAAGCAACATTCTATGTCTACACAAAGACAACAGCAATTGGAACAGTTGTAATCACAAACGGTGGAACAACCCTTACATACTATGTACAGGGAACTGCTGGACTAATTAATAATCTTACAGTTTCTGCTCCTGCATCAGGTGCAGCAGGAACAAAGCAAGATATCTTGGTTACAGCAACAGACGTATTTGGAAACAAGGTTTCTGGTAAGTCTCTTACTGCAACAGTATTTGCTGCAACAGCAACACTTACTACAACACCAGTATTAACTGGTGCTACACTTTCAGATTTTGGAGTTGCAAAGTTTTCTGCAACACTTCCAGCAACTGGATCACGAGCACTAATCACATTTGCTCCGACAAATGCTGGTGAGGCGACAACTGCAGATGTAGTAGGTTTGCCTGTTCGCACACTAGCACCATTCGCAGAGATTACAGTTCGTGATCTAGTGTCAGAACTTGCTGCTGAGAAGGCTGCAAAGGATGCAGCAATTGCTTCTAAGGCTGTTGCGGATGCTGCCGTTCTAAAGGCTGCTGCAGATGCAGTTGCTGCTAAGGCTGCTTCAGATGCAGCACTTGCTGCAGCAGTAAAGGTAGAGACAGACAAGGCTGCTGCTGCTAAGGTAGCATCAGATGCTGCTCTTCTTGCTAAGGATGCACAGATTGCTAAGTTGACTGCAGATAATGCAGCAGCAATTAAGTCACTAAAGGATGCTTTCAATAAGTTGGCTCGCCAATGGAATGCAAAGAATCCAAAGGCAAAGGTTACTTTAGTTAAGTAATTAATCCAACAACTGAGGGAGCCATTAATTTGGCTCCCTTTTTTGTTATACTATTATGTCTAACTGAATAATTTGATATAATAGGCAAGAGGAGAGTCCACCACTTTGAAAAAACTCTTGCGTATATTTACAGTTTCTACCCTTGCCTTTGCTTGGCTTCTTATAGCCCCTACAGAGGCTAATTCTGACGACCCTATAGCAATCGGTGCCCAGAGGATAGAATCCCTCAATGACAAGGTTTTAGACATCAATGATAGTGCTGAGTTGATATCCCTTATTGATGTAGCACAGGATCAGTATGAGGCTGCCGTAAATGCCAGGGACAACAAAACCTCAGCAGAAGAGGATTATAACCAAGCAGTAGATGCAGAATCAACAGCCCTATCTAATCTGAATAATAAAACATCATTATTAAATGCAGCGCAAAAAGCGGTAGATGATCAGACCCCAATAGTTTCAACTGCATTAACAAATAGAAACAATGCTCAAGAAGCATTGTCCATAGCCAACCTTAATCTTCAAACCACACAGTCTAACATGCAGGCTGCTGCAAATCCAGGGTTATCCTATACTGTTTATACTCTTGTTAGACAGGGTAATGTTGCTACCCCAGGATCTGTGCTTTGTTATGGCACCTGGAACTCAAGTTATATGAGCCTTCCAGTTTGTGGTAATAGATATGAAAACTTTATTGTTAAGTTTGTTGGACAGATTACAGTTCCGTCATGGTTTACAACAGTATCATTTGGGGGATACACAGATGATGGGTTTAAAATGTATGTAGATGAAGTACTTGCTACAAGTCAGTGGGTAGAGCAAGGAACAACATGGAGTCCATTTACTCCAGTTTATGATGTTAGTGAAGACAAAACATTAGATGTAGAAATTTGGTGGTACAACGGTGGGGGCCCAGGCTCTTATCTTCTTGGATGGACAATTCCTGGTGGAATGACTAGTGCAGGGTGTGATTATGCTGGAAATCCAAGAGTGTGGGGAGAAGATTTTAGTTGTGATCTTAATACATTTTCTTCTGGTCCTGGTGCAACACAAGAGCAAATAAATGATTATAACCAAGCACTTGCAGCAAGAACATCTGCATTAGCAACTTATAATGATAAGTTATCTGTTTATAACACGGAACTTGCAAAGTTGAATACATACAGCAGTGCATTAACAACTGCTAATACTAATAAAAACAATGCACAAACAGACTATGAAACTGCACAAGATAATGCTCAAGATGCATTAGATGAAAAAAATAATGCTATTGAAGACTATAATAATGCAATTGAAGATATGAATGATGCGATTACTGCTGCTGAAGAAGAGTATGAGGCTCAATGGAATTTTGAAGAGACGCAGAGAATTAATGCTGCTATTGCTCAAGCAGCAGCCAATGCTGCAGCCAATCAGCCTACCACAGAACCTTCTCCAGAACCAACTGAAGAACCTACGCCAGAGCCTTCTCCAGAGCCTTCACCAGACCCAACAGATGAACCAACTGAAGAACCTACGCCAGAGCCTTCTCCAGAGCCTACAGAAAACCCTAAGCCAGAGCCAACTGATGAGCCTACCCCAGATCCAGAACCAACAGATGAACCAGTCGTAGATCCAACTGAAGAGCCTTCTCCAGAACCAACTGAAGAGCCAACCCCTGAACCAGAACCAACAACTAATCCTGAAATAGAAGATGAAGAGTTGGCTGAACTTATTCCTGAAAAAGGAACGGGTACAGCAGAAGATTTATCTGGAGTTATTGCTAACCTTACAAGCAAGGATAACAAGTTAGTTACGCTTTCACCTGAGCAAGTGGCAGCAGTTAGCCAAACCTTAAAGTCTTTTACCCAAGA